GATTGCCTTGACATAGTATGCGACTTTCTCAAAGTCAGTCTTGTCCATAAGTTCATTTTCTTCTTTTTTATATTGATCAAGATAATCAATAGCACCCTTTCTCAATTCTTTAAAAGATTTATTCTTGTTTTTGGGGTATTTTTTCATAATTGAAATCGTCTTTTTAATATCGGCTTCACGAGATCCTTCGTCAAGTTCTACTGACTCAACGTACATATTGAGTTCGTATTTGCGTCCAGTGTTATACACCTGAACGTGAAGATTCTGTTTCTTGTCTGTCTTTAGAATATGAGATACTGTCTTACCGTTAGAAGGTTTTCTTGGACCTAATGCCACCTTATCGTCAATCTCACTGGATCGAACGGTTACGCCATGCTTCTTCTTAGCATGTGCATATGCGTGTTGCATTGCCGCAGAATACGTATCGTGATAAATGTCATAACCTGTAGCAGATTTACCAGCATCTCTCTTTTCTTCTACTGACTCTTTGACAAACTCAGCGCCGTGTGTAGCCATGTCGCCTTGAGCGAGAGAGAACTTGCCTTGTCTATTGTAGATAGTGTACTTCATGCCACCGGGATTGGCAACGTTGACACAATTGATCTTTTCTAAATTGTACTTCTTAGATTTTGACTTTGACTTGACCAAAAGAGTAACCTTGTTGTCCCTTCTAATACCAGAACCAAAAGTCACACCCACTTTGTCACCTTTTTTAAGTGAGTCAAACATTTTTTGATCCATATTTTCGTTCATTACACCCTCTACTGTCCAAACTATTTTTGACGATTTTTCTTTAGGAACTTCCAGTTTAACTTTCTTTCCCATGTGCTTCAATAGATCCATGATCTTTTTAAAGTTACCCTTTTCAACATACTGATTCGCCATGATCTTAGTCATGGGTTTGATGTCCTGTTGTCGGACTTTCAGTCGTGATTCTTTAAAACTTTTCATTGTTCTATTTATACTATTCTTTATCTCGTTTTCTGAATGTCACGGTGTCTTTCACATCAAATTTAACAGAGTTCATCTTGTCTTCTTTGCGAGTAGGCTTGGGTGGTAGTCCTCTGTTTTTTCTTACCGCTCTTGCCAGTCTTGCTTTGTCCAGCATTCTGTCAAATTTAATCTTGTCTTGCTCTTTCTCTTTGTCAATCTTTGCACGAGTAGTAGCCACTTGATCCTCTGGTATTTCGCCCGGAGTCTTCTTCTTGGCTAACTGTGTAGATGCAGGAGTACCCCATTCAGGTTGCTCTTTGTACCATCCATCTGTCTTTTGAACCGATTCTATCCACTGCCGAGAAATTCTACCCTCATCTAATGCTACAATAACATAGTTAGTGCCCAGTCTGTGGACATAACCTTCTTTCTGTGTAGATGTTATGATAACACGATCACCTTCATTGAACAAATCGCCGTTCACGTACTGCTCGCGAGTCTTGCTTACTGACTTGAGTTCAACATGATTTCGGAACTGTGTGGTTTCTTTCAATCCCATGCCAACACGAATGTCATTGAACAATTTCTTTGCATCTTTGTTAGATACGTTTGCAGGAACACCTTGCGCAAATGTAGTAAAATCATTTGCGCCAGCATTGGCACGTTGCTTAGAGGCAGACATACCTTCAACGCCGTCAGCATCAGGATCACGATCACCCGCAGAGACAACATTAATCTTTTCAAAGTTATAGAAACCGTGTCTTGCTTTCTGACCGTTGTACTTGTTTAGCAAGGCATTGAACTCTGCAATTCTGTCTGAGCCAACTACCATGGTAACTCTGTTGAATCCTTGATCGTACAGTGACACAGCAATCTCAAACACGTTTCTTATCTTCTTATTCATAATGACATTTCGCCCATACTTGGGAAACATCTTTCTCACATGCTTGATTTTTTGATCGTAGTTTAAAGGATTCTTCTTGGGATCACTAGACTGAGACAGGTAAATTTTGTATGGATTCTTGCCTGCTTTTGTAGCAAGAGTCTGCATCAACTTACCGTGACCAATCGTGGGAGGATTCATGCGACCAAAGGTAAAGAAAACCTCTCGTGTTTCCTCTACCAAATACTGTTTAAAACTTAAAGACACAACTTATCTCACTTATTTACATTACTAGTTTGCTTGGCAACCCGGCGCTCTTTTTCAGTCTTTCGGACTGCTGGCAGTATCTTGCGAGCGATCTTCGCAATCTTGGGTTTCATCTTATCTAGTCGTTTCTCTATGCTCGCTCGGCGCGCCGCTGGTACGTCTTCTTTACCGGCGCCCTTAGTGAGTTTTTTAAACATTTGCATTCGTGCTTGCTTTTGTGCACGTTTTTGAAGGCGAGCATTGTCCGCAGGTTTCTTTGCGGCTCTACGTCTGCCCATGGTAATCTTGGCTTTGTTCTTTTTCATAGCACGACCGCGAGCGCGGCGTTGTGCAAAGGTCAGTGCTTCATCGGTGGTTTCTTCTGTCTCTTCACCGATGCGACCACGATGCCGTTTATGCGCGGCATACTTTATTAATTCGTCTTCGCCTGGCTTATAGTCCACGACGATAAAATCTTTAAAAGATAATGGCTTTGCCATCCTTATCCCCTCGTTGGTTTATCCCATCCCTTAACAATATCGGGTGAAAAGTTGTTATATGAAAATTCCATACGGTCAACAAGTTTCACTGCGTCACCACTCAACTTATCAATTGCAACATAACCTTCGGCACCTGTTACTTTATAACCTTTTCTGGTCTTAACAAAGGTGTCAACACTTTGCAATTGGTTAAGTTTATTTATAAGTTTTATCTTTGCAATCACAATCAATTTCTGTAATTCAAACATTTTAATTAAATTTTCTGTATTGTCGGGTGAGAAAAACGACAAAAGAGCATCAAGTTTGGCTTGTTGTACTCCCTTTCCCTTTGCTGTTTTTCTTGCGTCTATCTCTTTCTTATATTTCTTGGTGATCCACGCAACTAATTTTTTGGCATGTGTTTTGCTGTTGCCCGGCATTTGTCCTGCTCGGACATAAGTGTTGTTGAACTGTTCAATGTGTTGGGCGAGGGTTTGGTTTCCTTCCAATGCTCGTAATGTCGTCCCGCTAATAGAATTGAATAGAACTCCAATTTGTGATAGAGTTTTTTGAACATCTGCGGTCTCCCTTTTAGTCATGGTAGCGTTAGTGACATCACGTAGGAATGCATCCTGCGACCATACGGCGCTTGTTTTGTTCAGAGCGGCGACATTTACACCAAACGATCCACTCATAGATTCAAAGTCTTTGCCGGTGTATGTGGTGTGCCACACGATACCCATCTTTGCTTTTTTAATTGCGGCCGCTTGTTCTACGGGCACTGCATAGACAATGGTGTTGGGGTGAAAAGTAACATACTGTTTGCCATCTATCTTCTTGGTCTTGAGTTCAGATGAATCAAACAAGAAATCACCTTGAATCACACCCTTGATACCGAGTGCGGGTAGGTGTTTGAGAGCAAGTTTTAATTTCTTGTTGAGATCACCGCTGGTGTCATCATCTATGTCAGCATCAGTCTTGTAGACCTTAGGGTTCTTGTTGAAGATGCCTTTCTTCGCAACAAAGAACTTACCATCACGAGGATCTGTGCCAGCAAACACTGCGGGTGCACCGTCCCACTTGACTGACACAGAACCGCCACTACCACCGAGCATGTCTCGCATGTCTCGCAATGCAAAAATTGCTTGCCGTGTCCCGTTGACACCGCCATAGAGAACTTTGTCCTCAATGTGCGTCATGTGAGTATTCTTTTGTTCTGTTAATGTGTCTGCAAATGATAACATTATCGTGTCACCACCTTAACGTTTCTGTTTATTCTTGTGGCACTGACTGCCAGCACACGCAAGCCCGGACGAATCTTAGAGCCTTTTCTGCTTGAGTCGTTCCGAATAAGAAAGAATATATCGCTCTTGCCTTTCAAATCACTCATCTTGTCAATGATCTTGGTTACTTTTACTTCTAGTATATCACCATCGGTGGTCATTTGAAAGTCTGAACTCCTAAATGTTCTTACAACAACAAAGCCTGAACCAAGAAGATCACTACCAAATACCACGGCTTGTTTTTCTTTATTGTTGGCTTTGATGCCAAGGTTAGGTGTCATCTTGAACACTGAACCCGCTTTCTTGATCTCTATCTCGCCGTTGGCTTCTAACTTGTCAACTATTTTCTTTGCAACAGGTGCCCAATAACTATCGGCAGACTCCCACATCTCAGCATTATCTTTCTTGATAGAGATAGGAATCTTTTTACCACCCTTGATGACTAACCGAACGTCGGCTTTCTTTCTGTTGGTAGTATCACGACCAACTTCTTCAACATCAATGACGTTTTCATAGAGATAAGACTTTCGTCCATCTGTGATTTTTACAGTCATAGGACCAGATTTGGTAAACATCTTGATACTGTCAATCATGGTGTCTTCGTTGTCAAGACCCGCAGACTTCTTACCTTGCTTGGACGCTGGACGTGCTTTAATGGTGTATGAATCTACAACAACAGCACCAACAGAAGATGATCCTTTGTCGGGATCGTATTTGGCACCAAGATCTTTCATCTTGGCGGCGACATTCTCAAGAACCTTGACTCGGTTTTCGTCCGTGAGAATAGAGATAGTTCTACCGGAATCTCGTTTTAAAGATGTGTAGCCCATCTTTTTGAGACCCGCTTCTATGTCATCAAGGGTCATGGTGGACTCCATAAATTGTTTAAAACTAACAGCCATATTTCTATCTTAGTTAAGATTAATATGTTTATTTATAATGTTGGAAGATTGTACTTGAACCAACCAGTAGCAATCCATTTCTCCTCATTGAGATCTGGTGCCGCACGATGTTCGTGGGTGTAACTTGCAGGCCAATAGACTAGAGTACCCGCGACAGGCTTAACACTATCAAAGAAACGAAACTCAGTTTTACCTCCATCATTTACCGTGTTCAGATAAATCATCCATACCATAAATCGGTTACTATATCCCTCGCGATTGCCTTGCTCAGTGTGCCAATTACAGAATCCACCACCAGGATAAGAAACCTGAATCTTGAGATCACTATCGCGAGTGTATTCAATCAGATTTCTATTTCCGGTACTGACGTGATACTTGCTATTGTGATTGGTAATGCATTTCTTTATACTGCGCACTGCGGGTCTAAGTGAACCAAAGCTGTCAGCGAAGATGCTGATATCATTTCTGTTGCCAGAGTTTACTTTTCTTATGTGATTGTAGAGAGGATTGGTAGGTTGGTCAGTGGCGTCAGGTAGTTTTGCTTTGCTTAATCTTATGATTTCGTTACATTCATCAATACTCAGAGCGTTAGGATATACCTCAATGAAATCTCTTACCACTTAGTGCCACCTATAAAATTTGTGCAGTCCTATTCGTCCGACAGGCACCATGCCACGATCACCGATCCAGTTAGGAGTCACATAAGTCGCATGATAGTGTGTTGCGCCTTCACTGATACCACGAAAGCCACCTCTCAGAATCATGTCAGCAATGATTTGCGCATCTTCCCACGAGTCTTCTTCCATTGGTTCATCTGACTGACCGTCACAGTACCATGAGAAATGACACATACCACGGACAGGAACTTCATTACCTTTCCAGTTAATTCGTGTTTTAGCATGTTGGACAACACCGCAGATAGTGTTGGGAAAGAGCGAGGATTCTACCCGATTAATAACGACATCAGCCACAGCAATCCGACCGCTGAAATTATCACTGCGAGACTCGTGATAGACATTAAGAGCCAAACATTCGTGTTCAGCGTCTCGGATAGTTTCAAGTTGTCTTCCATCATCTTCTCCAGTTCTGGCTTCGGTAGCGGTCTCTGGTTCGGATGCTTTCGGTTCATTTTCCGCTCTCGGTTCAACTTTTGTTTGAGGTGTTTGTTGCGTATTGTCATTGAAAACCCATATAAGAATTGAAACTAAAAATAAAGAATTAATTATAATTAGGATATTCTGTTTCATCTTCGTCCCTTAGAGTGCGTATACGCTCAACGATTTGTTTCTTCTCATCATTGTCGTAATACATCCAGTTGTTAATCTCAATTAAGAATCGGTGGCAACCGACACACATTTTACCCCATTTAGGGTCTAATATGCAAACACCAATACATGGTGAAGGTACAGTTTCCTCTGTCATTTTGAGTTTCTCCGAAGGTGACAGAATATATTTAGCGAACTAATGGCTTCACCATTATTTTGTCTTTCGGAGCAGGGTGTATCCAGCGACCATTGACATAACCACGAATGATTCTGTC